ACAAGAATACCGGCAACCGTGCCGAGAGAATTATCAAATGTGTAAAGTTCTTGGTTGTAAACGGCGATGCTGTTTTGGATGACGCGCCGAATACCCGTGTCGCGGATGAGTCTGCCGCGAGCCTGATTGATATAATCCGTCAGCTCTTCGTTAGACCAAAAATTCGCGTTAGCGTCGTGAAGGAGACGCCGCGTTGAAGTGATGTAGTCTTGTAACGTCGTCATGTAATACCAACATCACTTTAGCCCTTTCCCCCTCCCCGCCGCGACGCAGGGAAGGGTACTCGGTCTACCACTGGGGACACATTGTGGTAGGTTTGAGGCTGAGTTTCCGAGATCTCAAACTTGGCAAGCCGCTCAAGAGCAGCCGGCATGTCGTTTGAGTATTTCGTCCAGCCAAGCCTAACCAGTAATGAGGTCTTATCTTCGACCCCAAATCCAAACATTTGGCGAGCAAGTTCTTCAGAAAGTTCTACAGATTTCTGAGGCGGAAAAGAAAACTTCTCACCGCCCCAGTAATCCACATGAAATTCTTCGCCCTTGTTCGTAACCCAAACCATCAGAACGTTACAACGTCGCCGTACACAGCAATGAACACCTGAGCGTTTGCAACACTTGTGTTCACGTTAACAAACAAAGCGTTAGCCGTATAAAGGCTAGAGTTTGACGTTGCGTTGAGCGTCAAATCCGCAAATCCGGTTGCACCCGTCAAGTTTGTGAGAACCTGAGCATTTGCAACAAGATTTGCACCGTCGTTTGTTGTGCCAATTGAGATGTTGGCAGTTGCAGCATTAGGAGCTGTACCGCCAGCAGAATTGGTCAAGTTAGCAACCGTGATGCGACGAAGGATATATTCTGTGGTGCCGCCCGTCCCACCCCTAAGGATGGGAAGAGCAACAACAGCATTACCCGTCGTAGCAAGCGAAACAGGCATCATGTTGTTGGCAATACGATAGTTGCCAAACGAGTCCTGTGTATTCTGGCCGACTGCATCAGGATTAGCCATTCAATCCTCCTTACGATGTAGCGTAGGAAGACTGAGTAGCCGCCTGACCGCCATTCGGTGTGTACAATGTTACTGTCTGCGTTCCGGTCGTTGCGTTTGCACGCACGTTCCAGCCGTCAGAAACAATCGTTGCACCTGTGTTAGCTGCAATCCAAGTGGTCCAAGAGTTCGCCGTATTTGTGTACGTATTAAACTCAATGGTCACGTTGGCTGTTGGCAACAAAACATATTCACCCGCTGGGATGAACTGTGATGAGCCCATTGCCGTCGAATTGCCCGCGCCAACACTGGAAACAGTTTGCACGAGGAAATACGAACCAGGTTGATTGGTCGCTACGTTAGCAAGAAGAACTTTATTTTGTGATAAAGACATATCGACCTCCTTATAGCGACAACGAGTTGTAGCCCGTCACCTTGGTCATGGACTTCGGCTTCGTGCTTACCAACTCAGCGATGGTGAGAACGGCACCAACATAACCAATCTGCCAGTTTGGAAGGGTTGACTCGAAGCCCGTAAACACAAACTGACCTTGCTCATGGATATAGAGATTGAGGTAGTTAGTGTTGAGGAGATAGAGCGTACCTTCTGGGCAGTACGGATCTGGATAGATCGGAACACCCGCGACCATAAGAGCGCGGAACGCGGCCTGCGGGCCGTTAGCGTCGCTATCAAAGCCCGAACCCGGGGTGATAACGTACTGTTCCTGACCAACATAGTCTTGAGCAAGAAGGGTCCAAGTGCCGAAGCCGCAGACACCGAATGTCGGAACTTCCGCACCGTTCTTAACAGTACCCGAGATATACTGGAGCACGTTTTGACGGGTTGGGTTGACCGAGCCAGCAGCATACTGCGTTGACTTCCACCATGTGTAAGTCGAGCGGCTGATGTTGCCGTAGGTCGGAACCGACACGCCGTTGTCAACAGCGGCGGGAAGACCCGTGAACTGCTGAGTGTTGGTCGTGTTGTTGTAGAGAGAGTAGGACATCGCGTCCATCATCACGTTCGTGGCGTCGTTCATACGAGCCTCGATGAGCGGGATGATTGCGTGATCCTGTTGTACTACGCCTTCCATCCCGAGGAACGGAACTGGCGTAATCATCAGTTTCAGGTCGAACTCTGCGTTGTATGCACCCTGCTGAACGGCAGGCTGCGCGAACGAACCAGAGTAATCCGACCACTGAGCGTTCACAAATTGAGCGCCTTGCACCGGAACGGTTACTGACGAGACACCGCCCGTAGCCGTCTGAGAGTTGGCAATCAACGCAGCCATAAGCGGGGTGCTATTGTAGATCTGCACCACCAACTTAGGAATAAACGCACGCCGTGTGACGTACGTCAATTCGTTAAACTGCGAAGTGCCGGTTGCGGGTACTATACCACCACCAATAGCCATCGCTTACTTCCTTTTTGCCAGAGTCCCCTAATCAAAAGCCTACAGGTCTAGGATTCTTCCTAAGTTCTGTAAGAGCTCTTGCCGCTTCATCACGCGCTGCAACAGCGGGATTTTTATAGAACTTTGACAGGGTATCGCGGGCTGTCTCATTCATAAATGAACCATTGAAAACCTGTGGTGACGTTGGAGTCGCCGCTGTTTTCATAAACTCATAATAATCTGCTGCTGTTTCGTGATTCTGTATGCCCTTTTCGAGCATAACCTTTTCAATCTCTTTCACGTCGTCTTTCGACTTCGCTTTACCCTTCTCAATCAATGCCTGACGCCGGCGCTCAAGTTCTTCGACCGCTTCACGTTCCCGCATTTTGTTTTCAAGAGCGTCGTATTTGTCCTGAAGTTCGCGGGATTTGGCATCAATTGTGTCCTTCATGTCGATTGCATCAATCGTCATTGAGGGCCGCGCTTGTTTGGTCAAACGCAGAAAATTCTCGCGTGTGGACGGGTTTTCAGCAAGTTCCCTTGCCAAAAGAGCCAGTTCATCGCGGGCTTCGGGTGTGAGATCTTCTAATGAAGGCATATTTGTCCCCTGTCCTTCGGTTAGATGACTTTCTTGCCGTCACCTGGCGGCTTGATTGTCATTTGGTTCTTTGAACCCGCCTTTGAAGCGTTTGACAATCCGCCAAACTGTTCAAAGCGCGGCGTGTTGATAATCTGACCATTGGCCTGCTTATCAGTCGTCGGGCTGCGGGGCTGAGAAGCGCCCCGTGGTTTGAAGAGGTCCATTTCAGTTTCCTTACATGGGCATGGGAGGGGCACCAGCCGGCGCACCGCCGCCCGCAGGCATTGGAGGAGCACCAGGAGGGTTCATCAAGCCGAGATTCGGAGGTGCACCAGCAATCGCACGCGATCCCGGAGTGCCGCCGCCAGCTTGAGGAAGGTTTTGAAGAAGCTGAAGGATTTCAGCATTTTGCAATTCACCGGCACGCTGTTTCTTCGGGCCGAGCACTGCGGTCAATGTAGAAAGAGCAGAGAGGGCTTTCTTGCCTTCATCTGATTCGGAACCAAGAGCGGGAAGAGCCTGCTCAATCAAGTCCAACGCCATAGAGATGTTGACGAGAGCGGCTTCACGAACCCCAGCTTTGGGCTCAGGAGTTGACATAGGAGTAGACATCGGAGGTGGAGAAGACGGAGGTGCTTCACCAACAGCTACGCCTCCCGGTGTTGTTCCACCGGCACCCGCGCCCTGCATGAGCGCCATAATGTCTATATTCTCAGCCATGACTGATCCTTCAAAAAATGGCGAAGGGGTATTTTTCGGTTTCCCCCCCTTCAGGGAAATCGCTAAAATGGCGGCTAAACCGCCTATTGATTAACGACGTGCCTTACGACCCTTGCGACGCATTGCGCTCTCCTTGAATTAAAGGGGGGTTGAGGGGGAATCAAAGCTATTAGCGCTTTGCCTTGCGACCTTTACGACGAGCCATTGTTGGCCTCCTTCGGTTAGAGTGAATGTCCCCAAACTATTTACCGGCACGAACGGCGCGAGCGTTTTGACTTGTAAGCCACTGTTACCTCCGTGTCAGAGATCTAGATGTAGTACGAGGTGTATAAGACTTCATACCACTAATTCTGTAATCTAGTGTAACGGGTTTTGGGTCTCTAGACAAGGAGGCTTCTGAAGCCCTTGGCTGATCTCCTCTTACCCGTACAATTTGCTGTTTTGGCATCCGTTACCCCTGCTTTTTCTGCATTGGTACAACTTGACCCTGTTGCGGATTTGCCGCCGCCTTTGCTTCCGCTTTCTTCAAGCGTTCCTTCAAAAGCTGTTTCATTGGCGGATCAAGGAGGTCGAGCAAGCTCTCCTTGTCAATCGCCTGAGCTTTAAACAAGTTAAACGCCAGCGAGCGCAGGTCTTCCATAAAGATTGGGCTGTTCGAGTGCGCGTCCACCTTCACGACGTAGTCTTTGGTAAACTGCGCGGCAATAAACTTGGAGCCCTCAACATCGTGAAGTGGTGACGGGTCATAAGCCTGCATCAGTTTGAGATACAGCGTCGCCATCTTCTCAAGGCTGTCTTCAATCACCATCGCACGCTTTTTGGCGCGTGAAGAACCGAGTCGCGCAAGCTGTGATGCGTGGCCCGCAGAGCGCACGCCCTGTTCGCCCTTGCCAGACAGAACCGAGGAAATGCCCGACGTTTCTTCAAACATCTGGTCGATTTCCCGCAACTGCGCGTACAAATCCTGTGGAATGTTTGGCGAAAGGCGCTCGGCCTTAGCGTTCGGCATATCCGAGGCAATGAGACCGCCTGGACGGTTTAATGCAAAGTTCTTTTCGT